CTCGCCGAGCAGCACAACCCCCCGGTCGCGGCGGATCGCCCGGGCCTGGTCCGTCAGTTTCGACCACACCTCGGGCTCGTTGTCGGTCGCGGCGCGTTGGCGTAGGTCGTCCTGCTCGGACACCCACCACCACCGCAACTGCCGCCCGACCAGCCGGAACGCGCCGATGAACGCGAACCACAGCAGCAGCAGCCCATGCCACGGGGCGCGCAATGCGTGCCACCGGACGATGTGCCACCACCGGCCGGCGATGCGCCGCGCACTCGCCCGTGCGTTGTCCAGCGTCCGCCAGTTCGCCGGCACGATCGGCAGCAACTCGTCGTTACGTGCGACGACGTCCACGTACACCGGCTCATGTCGCCGCGGCCGTTCTTCGTCCAGCTCCACTTCGAAGCTGGTGTCCGACCCCTCGCGCGGCGTCTTCGCCGGATCGAACGGACCGAGCGTCTCCGGTTCCGTGGTCAACTACTCACTCCTCCAAAAGGGGGGGCGGGGTGCAGTCAGGGACCCCTACCAAAGGACAGGACCGCACCCCGCGGTCTCTACTTCTACTTCGTGCCGAGGTCCGAGCGACGGTTCCAGCCGTTCACCCCGTCGGTCTTCGCCTCGCGTCGCGCGGGCGCCAGAATCCGGTCCAGCGCCTCCGACGCCTTCGCTGCCTGACGCTCCTGCTGAGGTGTCAGCTTCTGTGCCATCTCGATCTCCTCCTACTTCGACCGCTCCACGCGGTCAGCCAACCGTTCGGTCCGTGCCGCCACGTCGCGCAGGCCGGCCTCCCGGTACCTCTCTGCGTCCTTCCGCAGGCGCTCCGCCTTTTGCTGTGCCGTCTCCGCCACGGGAGACCTCCCTTCTTCCCGGGGGTCCCGGCCGGCGGGGGAAGCGCCGTCCGGGACCACGTACCTACTCGGACCTATCGAGCAACGCGAAGAACAGGACGATCGGCGTCGTCCCCCCGACCCGCTCGCCGATCAGTCGCGAGACAACCTCGATGTCACTCATGCCGCGGATGGGTTTGGTCAGCGACAGGTCCGTACAGCCGAACCCGCCCGCGTGGGCGTAGGAGACGAAGTAGCGGTGCAGAACGGGAGGTGGTGCCATGGCTAGATCTCCTCGGAGTTTGTGGTGCGGACCGTCGTGGTCCGCCTCGATGTCGTGGACTCCGCCGCCACCGCGGCTTTGGGTCGGCCGCCCCGCGGGCGGCGCGCATTCGATGCCGCCTCATCCGCCCAGCGGTGAAGCGTCCCCACAGTCACCCCCGCTTCTGCAGCGATCGCCGCAGGATCGGCATCCACTAAGGCCAGAGCCGCCAGGGCGGCCGCCCTGCGCGCGGCCCGCTCGGCGAGCGGGTCGGCAGCGGCAATCTCGCGGACATCGCCGGGGCTATCGGCCTCGCCGGATTCCACCGGCATCGGCGCAGGTAGACCCCCCTCCTGGGCTGCGGGATTGGCCGGCTCGGGAGAGCGCATCGGGACGGTCGACCCTGCGGACCTGATCTGGTCCGCGAGTTCGACCAAACAGATCGACGCGACGACGATCAGGCCGTCGACCGAGAGCGGGATAAGGTGCGCCGCGTCGGATGCCTCCCCGTACCGCGCCGCCACCGCGGCCATGTGCCAATAGCTCACCCAGGCGGCGATGCCCGCGATCGTCCCGGTCGCGACGATCCGCGCGATAGCGAGCGCTCGCCGATGGACCGGAACCCGGGCGATCAGCTCCAAGGTGATCAGCAATGCTGCGGGCGGCCAGCCGGCAATCATGCGGGCGACGACCGGCGGCTCGGCGTGCAGCACGTTCGCCGCGATGCTCGCGATGATGCCGAGCACCAGCGCAGCACGGACCGCCCAGCGGATCCGCTTGAGCTGCCGCGCGGTCATCGCCGCACCGCCCGAAGGCCAAGGGCAACGATGGGCGCGAACTCGATTCCCGAGAAGTACTCGCGTCGCTCGCGGGAGCCTAGCTTCAGGCATTCCCGAATCAGCCGCGTCTCACTGAGGACGTAATCCCGGTGGGCGGCCGAAATCCAAAGGTTGACGACGGCTATCCCGTACGCCGCGGCGTGGCTGCGGTGATTGCCGAGGCGAGCGCGTGGGTCGATCGTCTGGCCGACCTTGATCACGCCGGTAGAGAACGCGACGGCGTAGAGGTAGCCCTTGCCGGGGACGACCGGTGGGAGGGCCGCATAGCGCCGGTCGATCAACTTCGCAAGTTCGGTGCCGGGCGTGCGAACCGATGCCTTCCCTGCTTCCTTGCCCGCCTGGAGGCCGGCCTTGAACCCGGCCTCGTAGGCCGGCCCCGGAACCAGGGCCAGGGCGGACACCGCCGCGAGCACGCCAAGACATGCGGCTTGCAAGTACAGGTCGAGGACCAGGCAGGAGTAGGCAAGTCCGCTGGTGACAAGCAGGCATCGGACCAAGGCGCCAGTCGTTCCACGGCGGAACGGGGTAACCAAGCAGGCCATGATCGCTCTCCACTCGGCGGCAACCGGCTCCGTCATCGCTACTGGCCTCCTGGCTCCCGGGACGTTAGTGTGCCGATATGGAACACTAACAAGGGGTGCGGCGCGGCGACAAGATGCTGTGCCGAACTGACACAGAAAGGACCTAGGATCATGTCGATGCCGAGACCGAAGTGGGAGCCGACGACAGCCGAGCAGCGGGCTGCGATCGAGGCTGTCATCCGCGCGGCAGCAGCGACGGCCGCGGCGGCAGACGAGTTGCGGAAGGCGGTCGAGGCCGCCGACCGGCTCGACGTCCCCCGCTCGCACCTCGCCGAAGCGGCCGGCACACCGCGGACCACCTTCTACCGCCGACTCGCGGCCTGGGGCGCCAAGCTCGACGCCGCCACACACCGCAGAAACATGTAGTCCGCCTCACCCAGCACCCCCACGTCCACCGGCACACCCAGCGCCACGAGCACCCCCGTGAGGTGCTCGTAGGCGCAGGACATGGACCCCTCATCCGTGGAGATCTCGGCGCCGGCGTGACGCAGGCGGAGCAGAACCTCGGCGAGGACCAGCGCCGGGTCCACCTCGACACGCACCAGTTCACCGCTGCGCATCGTGGACCCCCCGCCGCGGACGGTTCGGCTCGTGCAGCTCGGCGACGATGGCCAGCATCCGGGCGATCGCCGCCTCGTCGAGGATCCGGTCCCGCTGGTCCCGGGCGTTGTGCCAGAAGCCGCAGGGCCAACGCCCGCAACCCTGCTGGCAGCGTCTGATCCCGACGACGATCCACCAGCGGCTGGGCTGGTGCCTGCGCATGACGGCCCGGGCGGTCTCGGTGGGGTCCATGGCGCGACGCTACGTATCCGTATCGCAATCAGTGATACGGATGTGTAACGTTGAGTTCGTGACCTCATCGATCGGCGAACGAATCCGCGCCCAACGCCTCGCCCGCGGCCTGTCCGCCCGCCAGGCCGCCGACTACGCCGGCATCTCGATCGCCAGCTGGAGCCGCATCGAGAACGGCAAACAGTCCGCCGACAACCGGTTCGTCATCGCCCGCATTGCCACAGCACTGCGCTGCTCCGTCGCCGAACTCACCGGCCGGACCGCCGTGCCCGCCGACCGGGAACAGGCCGAGACCGGCGGCACCGCCTACGAGCTGATGCGCGCCGTGGTCGAGGCCGACCTCACCTACACCCCGGACGGCGAACCCGGACCGCTCGACGAGCTGGAACGCGAGTTCCACCTGATCCGTGACCTGCGGGACCGCTGCGACGACTACGCCGCCGCCCGCCGGCTGCCCGCGCTGATCCGCTCCCTGCACGCCTCCGCGTTCGGCCCGGCCAAGGCCGGCGCGCTGCGCCTGCTCGTCCGCACCCACGAGACCGCCTCGTTCGGCATCCGCTACCTGGGTGAGCCGACCGGATCGGTACTCGTCGGGGAGCGCGCCCAGCAGGCCGCCGAACTGCTCGGCGACCCGGTCATGCTCGGCCTGGCCGCGTACTCCCGGGCCCACGCCGCCACCGGATGCGGGCTGTACCGGCGCGCCCAACTCGTGGCCGACTCCGCGGCCGCCGAACTCGCCGCGCACGTCGACCAGCCCGACGCGCTGGAGGTCCGCGGGCAACTGCTGCTCACCGCCGCGTTCGGCGCCTACGCCCAGGGCGACGAGACGGGGGCCGCCGAGCGGATCGCGGAGGCTGAGGCCATAGCGGCCGCGACCGGGCAGACCACCACGCTCGGGCTCAACTTCGGGCCCACCAACATCCGGTTCTGGCGGGTGTCCATGGAGGCCGACGGCGGCGACCCCGGCAAGGCCGTGGCCATGGCCAACGAGACCCAGGCCGAACAGGTGGCCTCGGTCAGCCGCCGGGCCACCTTCTACCTCGACGTCGCCCGCGCGCTCGCCGCGACCGGCCGCGACCCCGAAGCCGTACGCATGCTCGCGGCCGCCGAACGGCTCGCCCCGGCACGGACCCGGGCCAACCCGCTCGCCGCGGAGACGGTGCGGTTCCTGCTCGACCGGGCCCGCCGCCGGTCCACCGGCGAGCTGTACGGGCTGGCGGAGCGGATATCCGGACACCGGTAGCCGATCAGCTGAGTGACCGGCTTGCCCCCTGGCGACACACTGTGTCGCGTGACCGTGTCCTCTACGTTCCGACGTGCGTCGATGCCCGCCGTTCTCGCCCTGGTGCTGCTGCTCGCCGGCTGCGACGACGACAAGCCCGCCGAACGCAAGCAGGACGGCGGCAAGCTCTCCGACGCCGCACTGAAGGATGCCTGCCACGGCGCGGTGAAGGACCGGCTGAAGTCCCCGCCCAGTTCGGCGGGGAGTTCCTGCGCGAGTCCACCACCCCGGAGCTGGTCGGCTGGGTCGACGCGCAGAACGGCTTCGGCGCCCTGGTGCGCTCTGACTGGGTATGCACCGGGACGAGGACCGACGTGGGGTGGAGCGTGCAGGTCACGGTGACGCAGAAGTCCTAACGCCCCGGCACCCCGCCGCCGGGGTACGAGTTCTGCGTCGTCGAGTGCCCGCACGGTTCCAGCACCAGCCACGCCCCGCCGCGGTGCATGCGGTGCTGGACGACCGAGGTGACCTCGGCGCGGCAGTGTGGGCACGGCGGGTAGGTCGGCTCCACCGGTGACGGCGTGGGATCGGTCATGCCGAGTTCTCCTGGGGGACACAAAGAAGGGGGACCGGGCCGGAGTTGGTCCCTGGCGGGGGGCTCCGGCCCGGGGGGCTGAAGCCCTGGCCGCCAAGCCGGGGAAGAGGCCCCACTGGGAACATAGTCGGCTAAGCTGGCTAGGGCAACGAGGTGTTGTGCACAGAGTGAGGGCGTGATGATATTGGCGGGCCGCCAAGCTGGGAGTTTCGCCGTGCCCGCCGAGTACATCCGTGTCTATGAGTCCGTCGTCGCCCGGATCCGTTCCGGCGAATGGCCGCCGGGCCACCCGCTGCCGTCGATCTCCAAGCTCGCCGAGGAACTGGACACGAGCCAGACCACGGTCAAGTCCGCGTTGATGCTGCTTGGTCGGGATGGGTGGACAAGGGGACAACAGGGCAAGGCCACGTACGTTGCGGACCACCCACCTGTCGATCCCGAGTGACCAGTCGCGTCCGCTAGCGGACGCTGAGTTGCACCAGGGCCTGGACCAGCAGGACCGGGGTCAGGCAGGTGAGCAGGCGCCAGGTTCGCGGCCAGGAGCCGATGGCGTACCGCAGTAGGTCGATCAACATGGTGGGGCTCTCCTCTGTGCTCGGGGGTTCACTGACGTAGGTCAGCGTGGCGCCCGGGTATGGGAGGGCGTTCGGGTGTGCACTGGGAACGGGCTGGGTAGGGCGATCGGCACCGGTTCGGATCAGAAGTAGCTGACTCGCCCAACGGGTTACTTTGTGCCTGCCGGAAATTACTACGAGTTCGTAGTGACTCATGGCTGACACATGGAGATCAAAAAGGCCCCTCGGGAGTGATCTCCGTCAGGGCCTCTGAGCTGGGCGTGGGCGATACTGGGATCGAACCAGTGACCTCTTCGGTGTGAACGAATGGAGGTCGATCCGTTGACCAGTACCGCCGCAACATACGCACTGATCAGGGCCCGTTTCGCGATCCAGTAGGGACCACTAAGAACCAGTGGGCGCAGGGGTCCTGACTCACGGGTGACTCATGGAGATCAACCCGTCTGCTCCCCGTCGATCCGGCCCCGTTCGGTCGCCCTACGGGTCCGCTCGTGCCGCCCGTCACCGGAGTGCAGGTACCGCTGCGACGTCACGATCGACTCGTGACCCATGTTCCGCATGATCTCATGCACCGGCTGGCCCTGCTCGCCCAGCCGCGTGCCGTAGGTGTGCCGCAGGTCGTGCGGGGTCGGCTGCGGATCGGCCAGGCCGGCGCCCGGCATCACCGGCCGCGGCCGGGCCCGCCGCGTACCCGGCACCGCCGGGCGCCCCTTGAGCGCCACGCTCCACACCCGGGCGTGCCACCGCGAATAGTTCAACGGCTTCCCGGCGGGCGTGGTCACCAGCAGCTGGCCCTGCCCGAGGGTCAGCAGGTACGGCCGCAGCCGCTTCCAGAACTTCCCGTCGACCGCCACGTCACGCACTCCGGCCGGCGACTTCGGGTAGGGCCGGATCGTGCCGTCGCGCTCCAGCACCGGGCCGACCTTCACCACCGCCTCACCCTTGACCAGGACGACATGGTCCCGGTCGAGCGCGCCCATCTCCTCCCACCGCAGCCCGACATACAGCATCAGCTCCACGGCGAGCCGCCCGTCGGGGCGGTCACCGAACATGCGGTCCATCGCGTCGAGGAGCATCACGTCCTCCGCCGGGGTGAGGACCCGGTCGAGGTGGGCGTTGCGGCGCGGCGCGTTGACCTCGCGGGCCGGGTTGTGGGCGATCAGCCGGGCCTCCACCGCCAGCTTCAGCACCGAGCGCAGCACGCCGAGCGCCCCCTCGATGGTGGCGGCGCCGACGCCGCGGCGCTCCATCGCAACGACCCACGCCCCGATGTCCGGCGGCAGGATCCCACCGACCGGCACCTTGGCCCACTTCGGTGCGACGTGGACCCGCCAGTGCGACTCGTCGCGCTTGCGGCTGGCCTTCTCCAGCCGCCGGGACTCGCCGTAGCGTTCCCACACCTCGCCCACCGTGATCGCCCCGCTGCGTGGGTCGATCCACTCGCGGCGGGCGATATTGGTCTCCTGCTCGCGGGCCCAACTCCTCGCCGCGCTCAGCAGCTCGAAGGACTCGGTGATCCGGCCCATCGGGGTCCGCACGGTGGCGGCGTAGAGCCCGGACGGTAGCTTGCGGATCCACGCCATCACGACTCCCGGCGGCTGATGGAGGACACGGTGCCGTTGGACCGGCCGGCGGCCTCGTCGATCATTCCCCTAGTGTGCGCCCGGTCGAGCCACGTTTCGACCTGCTCCCCGAGCGAGTTGCTGAGGTCGGCCCGCACCCCGGCGGCGACCTCGCGGATCGCGGCGACGAGCTGGTCGTGGGCGGCGCCGGCGGTGCGTTCGGCCACCCGGTACAGCAGCTGTTCCAGGGTGCCGGCCACGGAGTGGGTGACGGTGGCGGCGATGCGCTCGGCAGACCGGCGGGCGGCGGCCTGTACCTGCCAGCCGTGGACCGCGACGAGCGCCCCGACGATCGTGACGGTGAGCAGGATCGTGCCGAGCTGGCGCGGCATCCGGATCCCTTCCGGATCGACGGCGGTGCCGATGAGTGTCATGACGTAGAAGACGGCGCAGCCGGCGGCGGTCGTGCCGCATGAGCGCACGATGAAGCGGTACATCAGGTGCCCCCTGAGTTCCTCGGCGGTGGGCGGGTCCGGGCGCCGATCCGCCAATCGGCAGGCGGGGACCTTCATATCTGGGGGAACCCCAGGGTCCGGGGGGCTCGTGGTGCTGATCCGAACATGGTGTAACCGAGCGGTGCCTGATCGGAAGGGCAAGTGAGTGAACGTGGAAGATCTGGCACGTCCGACGGCCCGCTCAGCCGGCCCGGCGTCGCCCGGACGGCTTGACCTGCGATTTGGCCAACTCGGCACGCAGCCCTGACGTGATGTAGGCGACGGTCTGCCGTGCGTACCGGCGCTGGTCATCTGTTAGGCGGTCGTCGAGGTACAGGGTGATGAAGTCGCGGATCTCCGCCGGTAGCACGGTGAGGTCGACCTGACCCGAGAGGTCCAGTTCCTCCGCGTCGGTGACCCCGGCCGCCAGGTACAGCTTCACCGGCGGGACCCCGAGGGACGGCGCGATCCGCTTCAGGCTTTCCCGGCTCGGCTTCGCCAACCCGCGGCGCCAGTTGCTGAGCTGCGTCTGACTCACTCCGGTCAGCCGCGAAAGTTCCGCAAAGTCCGGTATGTGGGCAGCCGTCATCAGCAGCCGCAGGTAGTCGCGGAACTCGTCGACTGGCCACGAAGGAGCCACACGAAAGAAGGTATGGCAACTTTGCCCGGTGGTCACTCGCGACCGAGTAAGTAGCGGTGCAGGTCGGCGCCCATCAGCAAGTTGCAATCGTTGATGGTCGGCCGGTCTCGCTCGCTTTCCTCAGGCAAAACCAAGGTTCGCCTTAGGTGTCGAGCGACTCAGCCGAACGGTTGACTTGCTCGCTCCTGAGTGAGCGAGTAGCTTGGCTTTCGTGAGCCAAAGCGGAACGGGAAAGCAGATCTGGTGGCCCGGCTTCGACCGGATGACCGGGCTCAAGGGCTGGACATCGGATGCGGAGCGCGCGCGCCAACTCGGCATCAGCCACGCCACGCTGACGAACCTGCGCGCCGGCCGGGTGCTGGCCGGGACCAAGGTCGTGGACGCACTGCTGACCGCCTTCGGCGATGTCTTCTACAGCGTCCTGTTCGACGACGCTGCCAACTCCGACGACGAGGCGGCGGCGTGATGGCCCCCGCTCCGGAGATGACCGTCATGGACTTCGCCAGGCGGATCGGTAAGGGCGTTGCGACTGCCCGCCGCATCATCGCCCGCGGCGAGATCAACGTGGTCAACGTGGGCAGCAAGCAGCGGAAGTGCCTGCGGATCACCGAGGCCGAGTACCAGCGCTATCTCAAGTCCCGCGAGATCAAGGGGCGTGCGGCATGACCAGTCCTACAGCAGAAGAAGTCTCCTGGAACGTCACAGACGACCAGCAGTACGCGGTAGACGCCGTAGAGCGGACCCAAGAACGCGCCGAGTTGATGGCGTGGGAGCAGCTCGACGCCTCGTACGACGCCCGTGAGGCCGGCCGGTTCGAGCGGCACCTGGATGCGATGTTCTCCGGCGGTGCGCGATGAGCCGCCTCTACCTCGACGACTGGGGCGACGAAGTCCTAGCCCTGCCCCGCAAGTACGCACCAGCCAGCACCGCACTCGGCCGTGCCCACAAACCCGGCGACGGGTCGGCGAGGTGGGCGACCACGGTCGGAGCGGTAACCGTCGGGCACCGAACCAAAGCGGCAGCGACGAAGGATCTACGGGAGCGTGCAGCAGCGGTGAACCTGCTCGCGCCGACGGCCGCCGACATCGCCTCCGCTCGCCGGGCGCTGGACGAGGGAGCTACGGACGACCACACCGCCTACGTCCACGCGCTCGGCTGGATCGAGGGGTCCCTCAATCATGCGGCCGAAGCTGAGGCGGAAGGCGACGACCTCAATCGTGATCGGTCCATCCGTTCTGCCAGGGCCATGGTTGTGGCTCTGGGTGAGTGGCGGGGTGCGCAGTGAGCGCGGACCTGACCCTGTTCGGCTCGACCGGCGACAGCAGCCCGTTCGACTCGATCCGGCACGTGCGCCCGGACGGCTCGGAGTTCTGGTCGGCGCGCGAGCTGATGCCGCTGCTGGATTATCTGCGGTGGGGGCGGTTCGCGGATGCGGTCGACCGTGCGAAGGCATCCGCCAACGCCGCTGGACTGACCAATGTGGACAGTGAGTTCCGGCGGATCGCTCAGCTTCGCGGCGCCGGGAACCTGGGCGACCAGGAGCGCATCGATTTCGAGCTGAGCCGATACGCCGCGTACCTCGTCGCGATGAACGGCGACGTCCGCAAGCCACGTATCGCCGCAGCTCAGGCGTACTTCGCAGTCCGCACCCGTGAGGCAGAGACGGCCTCCGCGCGACGCCAGATCCCATCGCATGCCGAGTCGCTTCGCGGTTGGGCCGCCGAGGTCGAGGCGCGGGAAATGGCGGAACGGCGCGCGGCGCTGGCCGAGACGAAGGTCTTCGAGCTGGAGCCGAAGGCCGCCCAGGCGGACCACTTCCGCCAGGCGGACGGCCTCTACGCAATCGCCCAATTCTGCAACGACCTTGCCCTTCATGCCCGGGAGAAGTACGGCGTGAAGCTGCTCCACGAGGGCATCCGCGATTTTCTCGGCGAGATCGGGATGGTGATCCGCTCGAAGTCGATCCGGCGAAACGAGCCGACGGCCGCCGCCATCAAGAGCGGCTGGATGCGACCGAAACATACGTCCATCGAGCGCAGCACCGGCCCGCAGGACCGGGTCTCGGCCCGGCTGACCACGAAGGGCTGGTCCCACGCCTGGGACGCCGCCGTTCGCCGGCTCGCCGTGCACGGCTCGCTCGCCCCCGTCAAGAGCATCGAGAGGTCGGCATGAAGGTCATCCCGTTGCGGACCCGGGAGTCGGACGGCCCGGCCGGCGACTTCCAGGAGCAGAACACGCCGTGCACGGTGTGCGTACGGTCGATCGCCGCCGGCCAGGAGATCACGTACTTCCGTGGCTGGGCGCACGCCCGCTGCGTCACGGACGCGCTGCTCAACAGCGAAGCGGCGAACGCCTGGCTCGTCCTCGGCAGTCAACTCGCACGCCGCCCGAGTCACTTCAACGCCACCGAGGTCCGGGCGATCGTCGGACAACTGCTTGCGATCACCGGCGACCTGCCCGTCGAGAAGTGGCTGCCACCAGCGCCGAGCCTCGACGAGCAGGCGCGCCGAGCCCAGACGGCCTGGGCCTGAACCCCCCATGACCCCCCGACCGGTCAGTGAACCCATCCTCCTCCGCGTGCCTTCCGGGTGGGTTCTCCGTGATCGCTTCCGGCGCGCTTCCGGCCGAGCGTGTGCTGACCGGTCGGGGTCCTACGTCCCGCCCACCCGCAGACCCGGCTTTAGCGGACGGGGGAGCGGACCGGTGTTTGCCGCACCGGGATCCCCGGGTGGGCGGGCCACAAACCAACTACGGCACCAAGGAGATGACGTGACGTACGGGCAGAGGTTGAACGCCTACCTGCGGCAGACGGGTCGGGTCAGTCCGACGCGTCGGCAGCACCGGCGGTTGGTGAAGAAGCTCCGTGACGCCTCGGTGCGGTTTGAGATGTCGGACAAATCGACGCCGCACCCGATTCACCAGTAGACGCCGGTCCGGCGGTGCTGGCATACGCAACCCCGCCGCCGGACCGGGACCTACCTGAAACGGCACCACACAACGAAGCGGTCCCGCTTACCCGTGTCCAACAGCGGCGGGACCGCCCCGAGAAAGGGGATTATCCCATGGCCACAGGGCCAGAGCATTACCAGGAATCCGAGAACCTGGCCGAGCAGGCCGCCCGCGCGGCGGACAAGGGCGCCGAAGGGGTGGCACGGCTGCTCATCGGGCTGGCCCAGGTTCACGCCACCCTCGCTCTCGCTGCGGCGACCGCTGGTCTCGACGCCCACGAAGGCCCGGGTGGTGGCTCCGCTACCGGCCGGACCGCGGTCGACGGCTACGCGTGGGACGCCGTGACGTACCGGGAGATGTCTTCCCAGTGAGCACCGACCTGACGTCTGACCTACGCCCCGCCCTCGTAGACCTGCTCCTGGCCATGCCTGCCGGCTACGTCTACGGCAGCGGCGACTCCAAGTACCTGCGCACCCCGGCCGGCGATGCGAAGCGCACCCCGGAGGTGGACGAGTTGATGTGCCTCGGGTTGGCGTGCCGCGGGTTGCGCGGTGTCCCCGAGTACCCGGTGGTTCCCACCGATGCGGGCCTGCGGGAGATCCGTAGGCGGATGAACGGAGCGGGCAGATGACACAGCCACCGCACGTCGTGGCGCTACTCGACCAGGCAGCGGCCGCCTTCGGCGCCGAACTGGACCGTCTCACCGCGGCTGTTGCCGCCGGCATTGCGGAGAGTGGGCGTGAGCAGACGATCAACGACTTCACCGCCTTCTTCAACCGCAGTAACGACTTCAACCGTGTGATCCTCGCCGCGTTGCTTGCTCAGGCATTGGCCGACCGAGCGATTGGGGCGGGCAGATGAGCGCCCAGGTTGAGGCGGTGACCGCGTTGTGCGGGCTGGCCACGCTGGCAGGTGGGGTGGTGCTGTGGATGTTCTGGCCCACGCCGCGCCGGGTGCAACAGGCCCAGGACGAGGCGCGCGACGAGGCCCGGAAAAAGCGCGCCGAGGAGATCGCCGCGGCGGCGGCCAGCCTGCGCGAGGAACAGGTCGCGCTCACCGTCACCTCGGCACCGGCGAACTACGCATCGGGGGAGTACCCGCTGGTGCCGCCGCCGAGGCACGCCGCGGTGGAGGCGTCCACCGATGAGCCGGAGTACGTGGCCGAGCCGGCCGAGCCGGTGTTCCCGTGGCTGCGGCCGGTCCTGGACACCGAACCCACGCCGATCTTCCACTCGACCGGGTCCTACCCGGTGCTGGATCTGGACCTGTCCGCAACGAACTCGTGGAACCGGGCTGAGCTGCTGGAGCGGATCCGCCGGGCCGAGGCTCAGCAGGCGGGGGTGGAAGCAGCATGAGCGGCGACCTGACCCGCATCACCGTGAACCTCCCGCCGCGCGGCCTGGCCGCCCTCGCCGAGGTCACCACCGCCGCCGCCTGTGGCAAGGCGGACGCCGTTGTCCGGGCCCTGCTGACCCTGGCCTACCTGCTCCGGCGCACCGCCGCGGGCGCAGTGCTGAAGCTCCACGATCCCGACGGCTCCGTGGAGGCGGTGACGTTCCTATGACGATCATCGAGAACCCCACCTACAAAGGCCCGTTCATCGAGGTCGACAAGCAGGGCGGGTGCCGGACGTGGCCCTCGTTCGCCGGACCCGAGCCCGAGGAACTGCTCCCCGGCTGGGCGCATTACGTAGACGACGGACCCCTTCCGGTGCTGGTTGAGCCCGGTGTTCTCCACGACCCGATGGAGGTGGGCTCCGATGGGTGACTTCGCGTACCGGATCGAGGTCGACGGCGAGCACCGCGAGTTCCAGCGGCTCCACGACGTTGAGGAAGCCGCGGTCGCGCTGGACGCCGCCGGCACCGAGGTGCGGATCGAGTACCGCCGCACCGACGGTGAGGAGCCCGCCGAGTGGGAGCCGCTGGACTTCAGGGACACCGTCGCTGGTCGCCTCGGCTATAAGCCGTTCCCCGGGTATGGGAAGGCGGGTGAGTCCGGTGAGTGAGCTGGACCTGGACGCCATCAAGGACCGGCTGAGGGCCTTCGAGGGTCGCGACTGGATCGACACCGCGTACATCGCGAACGCGGCCTCGTTCGTCGAGGACGTACCGCGGCTGATCGCCGAGATCGAGCGGCTCCAGCGCCTCGCCGGTGCCGATCCTTCCCCGTCGTCGTACGTCTACGAGTCCGCGATGCAGGCCCTCGCCGACGAGCGGGCGAAGGTCGAGTCGCTAACCGGCCTGCTCGCCGAGATTCTGCACTCGTTCGAGAGCGCCGGTGCCGTCGTCGACTCGTACCAGCCGGACCATGACGCGGACACCTTCAGATCCGACTGGGTTATGCGCGTCACGTTGGAGCGTTGGCGTTCTCACCTGCGAGGCGAGACCAGTGGATGAGCTGACCCGTGAGGAACTGGCCGACCTGGTTCGGGCCGCGTTGGTGGAGTTGGGCGACACGGCCGACAGGGTTGCCGAGACGATCCGCCTGTTGGGGATCGTGGGCGAGCGTGAAGACCCCTGCGGCTGCCCGCTGGCGCTTTATCTGGCGCGCGTGGTGCCGGAGCTGGACTACGGCGACGGGCGTTTCGTCTGGCGGGTGGGGCGCAACGGCGTCCTAGCCGACGACGACACCGTGTGGATGATCACGCATCCACTGGCGGTTCGGTCCTTCATCACCGCGTTCGACCTGGAGGAGAACTACCAGGACCTTGCGGCGGTGCGGTCATGAGCGACTTCATCGGCCCCCTGATCCTGATGTCCGGCGCCGTGGTGCTGCTGGTCTGGATCGCGGGCGAGTTGTTGCCCGCGTCGGGGCGGCTGTTCCGGACCCTGCGGGGCCGGGGCGAGGTCGACGTGCTCGACGTGGAGCTTCGGGATCGCATCGACGGCGCCGAAGGCTCCCGCGCCAGGCAGTTCATCGACGGCATGTGGCAGTTGGTCGAGCCCCCCACCCCGCTATACGACCAGGCCACCGAATCGGACTGGCCGGTCAACCTCCCGCTCCGTCACCGCCCGGATGGTGCGGTCGATGTGGACGGGCTTGTGGATGAGATCTACGCACACCTGGAGCAGCAGCGATGAGTTCCGATTTGTTGCGCCGTGCAGCAGCCAAGCTGCGCGAGCACGCCGAAGCAGCGTCACCCGGGCCGTGGCGAACCCATGACACCTGGTTGGACTGGGGTGGCCATACCGCAACCGTGCTCCGGGGTGCCGAGGGTCAGCCGAGCATCGATGGCGTGGCGTGGCTACCAACGTTCGCCGACGATCCATGGGACGGCAAACGCAACGTGTGGAACGACGCCGAGTACATCGCGTTGATGCACCCGGCGGTGGCTCTGGCCCTAGCTGAGTGGCTGGAGTCCGAAGCGGCACTGCTCGGCTTCCTTGGCGGCACCGCTGTGGCTCATGCGGTGCTCCGCGAGGACGGTGGGTCCCGGTGAGCGCCCCGCTGGAGTGGTGCACGACGGAGTCCCGCCGCCTGCGGCACTTGTCCGATCAGCTCGTCCCAGACCGGCACGCGCCGCGGCGGGACGGTCGGGGCGGTCCGACGCTGTGTGGGCGGGACGGCCGGGATGAGGCGCGGGCCAACGCCCCGCGGAAGGTTTACGACGACAACGGTGTGACGTGGGCGATGTTGCCGCCGACGCGGCGGGTGGTCGTCGGGGCGTTGCCGGAGTGCCGTTCGTGCTTGCGCTGCGCGGGCGCGTTCAATCGCGCGCTGCCCGACGTTTCCGCCGTAGGCGGGGAGCCGGAGGCGACACATGAGAATGCTTCTGATCTTGGTGGTGGGTCATGACCTTCCCTGCTTCCGACCGTCGGATCGAGTTGGCCCGCGCGATCAAGGCCGGTGAGGTCATCGACCACGGCCATGTCAGGGGCATGGTGACCTGGCAGAAGGGTCCTGCGAGTCAGGTTGTGGTTACGGGGAGGGTGGCTGAGTTCCGTCGGGCGGGTCTGTTGGAGGGTCCGTCGGCGGTTGGGGTTCGTCCTCCGTATTCGGTGCGGTTGAACGCCGCCGGTAAGGCGTGGCTGGCTGAGCACGGTGGGGGTGTCGCATGACGGCGACTCTGCGCGGCCCGGCGCCGCGCCCGTGTGAGTCCTGCCCGTACCGTCGCGATGTCCCGTCCGGGGTGTGGGCGGCCGAGGAGTACGACAAGCTGCCCCGCTACGACGATCCGACCTACGCGCAGCCGGCCGGCGTGTTCCTGTGTCACCAGCGGGACGGCCGAGTGTGCGCCGGTTGGGCCGGCTGCCACGACGGCGCTCACCTGCTGGCGCTCCGGATCGCCGTCCGGGCCGGCGAAATGACGGTCGCCAGCTACCGAGCGACGGTCACGTACTCCTCTCCGGTGCCGCTGTTCGCCAGTGGTTCGGAGGCTGCGGTGCACGGCAAGGCCGGCATCAACCAGCCCGGCGCGCCTGCTCGACGGGTCATCGCGAAGGTGTCCCGCCGGCTGGCTGAGCACGGGGGTGCGGCGTGAAGCGCGGCGGCGGTCTCAAGCGCACCGGCGAGTTGGTTCGGCACACCCCGCTCCGGGCGAAAGCGAAGCTGACGGCGCGGGTCGGCATGACGCGCCGTAAGGCGCAGAGCGCGAAGCGCGTCAAAGACACCGGTCCTAAACGCTCTGTTGTCGAGTTGGTCTTCGACCGTGACGGTGGCTGCTGCGTCCGCTGCGGCACCGCTCAGGGTCTCCGCTCCACTCACCACAGACGTCCGCGGCGAGCTGGCGGGGATCGGCGTCCGGAGACGAACATGCCGGCGAACCTGATCACGTTGTGCGGGTCGGCGACGTCGGCGGGCGGCTGCCATGGCGAGGTCGAGCGGTCGCGTACTGCGGCGCTCGCCGCCGGCTGGCTGCTCCACGCCAACGACACCCCTTCCTTGGTGCCTGTTCTTACCTGGTGGGGCCTGGTTCTGCTGGATGACGAGGGCCGCTGGACGGAGGTCCCGTCATGACGGACTTCGTGATCTTGTTGACCGCCTCGCGCTCGTGGGACAGGCCGGACGTGGTGGACGAGACGCTGCGGATCCTGGCGAACTCGGCGTGGGAGTCGGGCTACAGCTACGTGGTGGTGCGGCATGGCGCCTGCCCGCAGGGTGGTGACGCGCACGCCGACGCCTGGGTCCGCCGTCAGCGGCACGAGGGTCTTGGTGTGCAGGCGGACCGGTGGCCGGCGGACTGGAGCGGGCTGGGTAAGCGGGCCGGCTACGTCCGGAACGTGGCGATGGTCCAGGCCGAGCCGACCGCCGACGTCTGTGTCGCGTTCATCCGTGACCTGTCGACGGGCGCGAGCAACTGCGCTGAGCTGGCCGAACGGGCCGGTATCCCGGTGCAGGTCATCGACTACGACGACATCTCGGACGCTGCACAGGTGTCCCCGTGACGACCCGGACACCTGTGCGGTGCGGCACCTACGGCGGCTATCAGCGGCACACCCGGCGCGGTGAGGTGCCGTGTGCCGAGTGCAAGAAGGCCAATCGGGAGTACGCCGCTGCGCGACGGGCTGACGACGCGGTCCGTTTGGAGCAGAACGCCCGGACCGCTGCCCGGAGCCGCGCGTTGTGGCGGCTGGCCGCCGAATACCCGGACCGGTTCCGGCAGCTGTTTATCGAGGAGGTGACGGGGACGTGACCACCTACAACCTGACCCCGGTGGGAGCCCGGGGGCGGATCGAGGGACGGACCGCGGAGGTGGAGGGCCCGGACCTGGAGAGGCCGCCGACCCGTTTGGATCTGCTGGCCCGGTTGGTGGAGCAGGGGCTGGAGTTGGAGCGGTTGTGTCGGCAGGTGGCGGTCGCGCAGGCCGCGGCCCGGCATATGGAAGAACTGCGGCTGCGGATGGACAACGAGGCAGCGCTGCGGGTCCGGGTGAAGCAGCGGCTGGATCGGGTGGCGCTCGTGTTCGCGGAGTTGGCCGATTCGCATCCGGAGTTGGCGGGGTCGATCGAGGCGGCACGGAAAGAGATCTGGAGGGACGGGGATGTCTGAGACCAGCATCGAGTGGACGCGGCAATGGCCGGCAACGCACTAGGGGCACAAAAGGTCGCCGCTGGACGCGTCGGCGTCACGCTGGACGAATACAGAGCGCGCTTAGCCGCTAACGAGAAGTGGTGCTACCGGTGCAGGGCGTGGCATCCGATAACCGCCTTCCCGCTAGATCGGAGCCGAGGCGATCGACGCAAGTCGTCCTGCCTCGCGTCGTGGCACGGTGTGCGGAAACGCGCGCCTAGCCCGATTCGCGATGCCGCACGCTCCGCCGTCCGACACGCAGTTCTAAGCGGTCGCATGCCCCACCCGAACTCGGTCCCCTGCACAGATTGCGGCGATATCTGGCGGGATGGCGAACGACGTCACGAGCATGACCACCACCTGGGTTACGAGCCCGCACACCGCCTTGACGTCGAGGTGGTCTGTACCACTTGTCACGCCGACCGGGAGAAGAAGCGGAGGGCCGCATAATGGCCAAAACATCAATCGAGTGGACCGGCCGCCTCGGAACTATCGGCGAGACATGGAATCCGACTACGGGCTGCGATCGGATTTCGACCGGGTGTGATAACTGCTACGCCCTGACCCTGGCCCGCAGGCTCAAGGCGATGGGCTCGGCGAAGTACCAGGCCGACGGCGACCCGCGCACCTCGGGGCCGGGGTTCGGGCTGGCCGTCCACGAGGATGCGTTGACGATCCCGCTGCGTTGGCGCCAGCCGAGAACCGTGTTCGTCAACTCCATGTCGGATTTGTTCCATGCCCGGGTGCCGCGCGGGTTCGTGGCCCGGGTGTGGGCGGTCATGGCGCGCACACCGCAGCACACCTACCAGATCCTCAGTAAGCGGCCGGAGCGAATGGCCCGGATCGTCGGGGACGACTTCGGCGACGGGCAGGTGCTGCTGTCGGAGCTGACCGAGGAGGTCGCGGCGACGGCGCTGTATGAGCAGCCCTGGCCGCTGCCCGGCGTGTGGCTCGGCACGAGCATCGAGTCGGAGCAGCACGTCGGGCGCGCGGACCATCTGCGCCGCACCTCGGCCGCGGTCCGGTTCATCTCCGCTGAGCCGTTGATCGGTCCGCTGTACGGCTTGGACCTGACCGGGATCGACTGGTTGATCATCGGCGGTGAGTCCGGTCCGGGCTCGCGCCCCATGGACCTCGGCTGGGTTCGGGACCTGATCGCGCTGGCCCGCCAGTCCGGTACCGCCGTGTTCGTGAAGCAGCTCGGCGCGGTGCTGTCCGGCGGCGGTAAAGGCACGGACTGGTCGCGGTGGCCGGAAGACCTGCGGATCCGCGAGTACCCCGAGCCTTCCCGGGGGGTCTCCGGTGTCTGACCACGACGTGCAGGAACTGCCGCACGAGGACACGGTTCTGGACCTAAGGATGCAGGCGGCACGCGACTCGTTCGCTGCCGGCCGGGTCCATTCGCGGCTGATGCAGGAGTGGCGCGCGAACCGCGATCAGTACGCGCCCGCCGAGATCCACGAGCAGATGCTGACAGCGGTCGCGGCCGCCAACTACAGCTCGGCGCTTGTCGAGGTGCTCGGCTGGCTCGGTGTAGAGCACCCCAATCTCGTCTTCCAGGCAGGCTGCATCGCTCAGATGGTGATGATCGATGGCGGAGGGCGTTGGTCTGAGGACATTCCGTGGCCGCCGCCGGAGGTGTCCGGTGTCTGAGCTGTACGCGATCACTGTCCGTCTCCCATGGGCGGCGGCGATCAGGGACGGGGAGAAGCTGGTCGAGAACCGGGGTCGGATGGTTGCGGCGGATCACATCGGCCGGCGGGTCGCGATCCACGCCGGATCGGTGTGGGATGCGGCGGCGGTTACGGATCCGCGGCTTCGTCGCTGGTGGTACGGGCACGAGGCGCAGCGCAGCCTGAGCGGGTCGGAGTTCCATGGGCTGTTCGGGAAGGTGTTGGCGGTGGCCACGCTGGTCGGCTGCCACGAGGCGAAGTGGCCGGCGTTGGAGCCGAGGGGCAACTGTTGTGCCCCGTGGGGTGACGCGTTCTACGGCCCGCCCCGGCAGGGTGGTCGACCGGTGGCCAAGCATCTGGTGCTGGCCGATGTGGTCGCGCTGGTCGAGCCGGTGGAGACCCGCGGCTACCTTCCGGTGCCGTGGTTGATGCCCGCCGACGTTGCACGCAGGGTGCTCGACCAGTTGTCGGGGGTGTCCGGTGTCTGAGTCCTGGCACCTGCAGGCGAAATGCCGCGACCTGGATCCGGACCTCGCATTCGCGAGGGCGGACAGCCCGGAGATCAAGCAGTTCATCGGGGAACTCTGCCGCCGTTGTCCGGTGGCCGAGGAGTGTCTGTCCTTCGCGCTGCGCATCGAGAGCAGGCTGCGTACCGGCCAGTCCCGGTTCGGTGTGTACGGCGGGTTGACGGGTGAGGAACGGGCCCGGCTGTCGCGGTGGGGTGTGCGGTCCTGCATCGAGTGTGAGAAGGAGTTCGTGCCGCGGAACCGGGTGAACGTGCGATGCCGCCGGTGCGCCGCCAGGGCGGAGCGGCGCCATGAGCTGCGGAGCGCGGCATGACAGGCACGGGGTGGATGTTTCGCGCGTCGTGGCCGATCCTGCGCCCCGAGTTGCCGCTGTCGATGCTCCGCGCCGAAGCGTGCCGGGAGCTGGACGAGATGGCCCGCGAGGCACATTGCCGCATCGTCGGCGAGGTGTCCTGGTCGGTTGTGGACGGCCGGCTGTATGCGCACGCCGCGGCGGCGACGCTGACCGCGGAGCGTGGGTCGGTGATGGCGAAGGCCCCGTTGATCGCGCGGATGGCCCGGTCGGGGATGACGGATCGGCGGATTGCGGACTCGTTGGGGTGCTCGGAGTCGGCTGTGGCGAAGGTGCGGCAGCGGACCGGGGTGGCTCCGGGGGTGGGGAATCCGGCGATGTCCGGGCAGCAGCAACGGAAGGGCAAGGCTGCGTGAGCGTTCAGGCGATCACATGGGTGCTGGAGGAGGCGGTCGACGTCCGGCCGCACCTCGTGGCCACGCTGATCGGCTTGGCCAACCACGCCGACGGCGATGGCCGTAGCGCCTATCCGTCGCAGGCGACGCTCGCCCGGTACACCCGCAAGACCCCACGGGGAGTCCGGAACGACCTGGCCCAGCTCGAAGCGGACGGTCTGATTGCCCGCGGCAACCAGAAGCTGGTGCAACACATTGCAGCGGACGAGCGACCCATTGTGTGGGATCTGCGACTGGACCGGAAGTGTGCTTCCGCTCGAACCGGGAGCGGCAACGATGACCGTGGATCTACGGAAAAATCGCAGGTCAGCGCCACGGACGACTCCACCGGGGAGGGGTTGGCCAGGAACCACGGTTCCGCACGGAAGCCCACTTCCGGCCGGAAGTCCAGCGTCCGAGGGACCGGAAGTGGGCTTCCCGAGGGACCGGAAGTGGGCTTCCTACAAACCGTCCTTGAACCAAGTACTAAACCGTCATCATCGGGGGCGCGCGACGGCACGGTCCGGTTCGTTGTCGACAGGCTCGGGTGCGACGACGACGACGCCCGATGGATTGTCGATCAAGTGCAAGCGCGGCACGCCCCGCGGCGGATCGCCGGCTACGTCCGGGGGATGTCCCATGAAGACCTCGCCACGCTGCTGGCCGAACGGCATCCGCCGCCGAGACCCGAGCCCGAGCCGGCCTGCGGCCAGTGCGGACCCAACCGGCTCGTCGAACGGGACAACCCCAACCGGCTCGTCCGCTGCCCGATCTGCCATCCCCTGCGAGAGGAGCGTGTCGCGTGATCGAGCCCCGCCGCCGCGTTGACCTCGCCGCCCTCGCCGCCCACCTAGCGGAGAAGATCGACGACCCCGCATCGCGGGCACTGCGCCGCAACCGCCGCAACGGGCACTCCGCCGACTGCCCGAACTGGCGCCGCCCGGTCGACCTGTGCGGGGTCTGCCGGGCCGAGGTCAACGGCCGAACCACGGAAGGGGCCGGCGATGAGCCTGACGATCGATGACCCACCCGAAATCGCCGGCTGCTTCCGATGCTCACGCCCACTGGCCTGGCTGTACTCGGCCCGCACCGGCCAATGGGTCGCCTTCGCCACCACACCCGACGACATCCGGCTCCTACGGGTCCACGAATGCCCGAGATACCCGGGCGACCGGCCGCCACCAGCGTGGCGGGACATCGTCGAGCAGCCACCGGAAGTGATCCAGGCCGGTGCCGCTCTTGTCAGGGAAGCCATAGATCGAACTACGAAAGATCACCAAGGAGGAGACCAGCAGTGAAGCGAAGGATCATCGCCGCGGCCGTGACGCTCGCCGTCGGCTCAGCGGCCGGTTGTGGAGCGAAGGCCAACGAGCCGTTCAAGGACGCACCGAGAACGGGAACGACGAACTCAACGCCCGCCGACACGATCACCATGCCGGACGGCTTCTCGAACGTCGGCACCAAATGCGATCACGGGAACCGGATCTACGTCGTCTACCACGGCGACTCGGCGTACGCCTCGATCGCCGTCGTACCGGCCGACCCGACCTGCCGTTAACAACCCCCATCCCAGGAGGAGAGATCATGTTCGGCAGAACCAAGAGCACCACCGAGCCCGCCGCACCCGTAGCGGCACCGCGCGGCGGCATCAACCTCACCAAGGGCGGAGCGCCGGTAAGGCTCACCAAGACCGCCACGGTCACGGCGACCGCGTCCTGGTCGTCGAGCACCGACTACGACCTCTACGCGATCGTCGTCCACCGCGCCGGGGAGTTCACCTACGTCGCGAACTTCGGTGCCGAGGGCGTGCCGGCGTGCTCGAAATACCGCGGCGTGCAACTAGGCGCCGATGTTGGGCGCGCCGCCGGCGGCGCGGGGACGGCCGAGGAGACGCTCACGATCAGCTTCGACGACTCGGTCCTTGCGGTCGTGCCCGTGGCGTACTCCGCGCAGTCGAACGGCTCCGGGTCGTTTCGCCGCTACCGGGTCTCACTCGCGGTAGACAACGGCGCGGGCGAGCGGGTCACGGTCGACGCCTCGAACGCGAACCGTGACGATGCGGTCTACACCTGCGTCCCGGCAGTGATCTACAACCGGCCGGACGGCGTGGTCGTCGAGTACCTGGAGGCGTACAGCGCGCGGGGTTCGGAAGACCGACCCGCAGTGAAGGTGCTCCCGGACGGCCGGGTCGAGGTCCAGATGGATGCTGGCCCACGTAACGACTACAAGTAGCCGCTCGGCGTGGACGGGCCGGGCGTCCCGTATCCGCCCGGCCCGCTTGATCAAGAGTAGGGGAGATCCATGACCACCACACACCGAACCAGCCTCAACGGCATGGTCGCCCAAGCAGTGGCCCGGGAGCGGAGAGAACGCGCCGACAAGCGATGGAAGACGGCAGGCCGCTGGCTCGCCGAAGCGACCGCCGTGCTGGCCGCCGGCTGGCTGCTCATGCTCGGCGTGGGCGTGATCCGGCACGACTGGATCCACACCTGCCCCACCGTCGCCTACCCACCCGCGGTCCTGCTCGCCGCCCTCACCTCGGCGCTGGCCCGGATGTTGCGACTGGCGAGCGGGGGCAGGCCGTGACCTGGCGACACTCCACCCGGTGCGAAGCCGGAGCATGCCTCGAAGCCAACGGACCCTGGACCAAATCCACCTACAGCAGCGAGTCGTTCAACTGCGTCCAGGCCCGACAGGACGGCACGGTGCTCGTCAGGGACTCCAAACTCGGGGATCGGTCCCCGGTGTTGGAGTTCGAGGCCGGGGTGTGGGTCGAGTTCGTGGACTGGCTGAAAGGCGAAGGATCATGAGCGATTTGGATGGCGTAGCCGGGGAGCCGGAGGCGACAACCGAAGAAGCCCCTCAGGTCGCCGTCACCGATTCGCCTACCCAAGTACCCGTACCTGACCCCACCGAGCCCGTAGTGGCGATCCTGGCGGGCGGAGCGCTGGTCTCCGCCGAGGCTGTGGCCCGCGCTTTCCATGAGACGTACGAGCGGCTCGCTCCGTCGTTCAGTTACGAGACCCGCAAGGCGTCGGCGGTGCCGTGGGAGCAGGTGCCGGAGAACAACCGGGCGTTGATGACGGCGGTCGCGGCGGAGGTCGCTCCTCTGGTAGCCGCACAAGCCCTGCGCTCGGCGTACTGGAAGCTCCGCGAGCACGCCTCCAGCTACCGGGGTGCCGACGCGTTCCGGAGGGTCGTCGAGCGGTACGAGGCGTCCGATCGGGATGAGCGGCTGTACCGGGGTGTGGTGATCGACGAGTGGTACGCCCGGGGGATCGAGGCGGCGGCCAGGGATGTGGCCGAGTTGCTCGGCATCGAGGAGTACGACATCGAGGGCGAGCGCGCCGACGAGCTGGAGGCCGGCCGTGGCTGACACCGAGATCACCCGTGAGGTCATGGACGCGGCGATCAGCGCCGACGTAGCCCATGGCCTTGCCGCTCACCCGGACGGGCGGGGGCACTACGTCCAATGCTGCCTGGAGGCTGGGCTACGGGCGGTTGCTCCGCTGATCGCCGCACAGGCCCTGCGCCAGGCCGCCGACGAGATACGCAGCCACATCTCCGCCCCGCGTGCCCGCGTCGTCGCTGCCGACGTGCCGCTCGACGTGGCGGCCGGGATCGTCGAGCGGCGCGCCGACGAGCTGGAGCGGGGGACCGACCATGGCTGACGATGACCGCGCCACTACCCCGAAGCCCGGCAAGCCGCGCGACACCCGCTGGACGTGGCAGTCGAACAGCAACGACCTGCGGGTCGGCTACATGGCCGTTGACGGCCGCATGTCGATCACCGACCTGATCGAGTACATGGCCACCGTCGCCCCCGGCGTTGACCCGGCGGACATCCACATCAACTGGTCGACGGTGACGTGGACCCGGCCGGCGAACGCCGACGAGTTGGCGCAGCGGCGGGCGGCGATCGCCCGTCACGATGCGCGCCACGAGGCGTGGGAGCGGGAGACCCTTGCCCGACTGCTGGCCAAGTACGGGGACCCGCTGGAGCGGGGGACCGACCAGTGACCGCACCATCGGCCGACGATCGTCCAACCCCGGAGGAGTTCGCCGCCTTCGATGCCGCCCTGGCAACCCTGCGAGGTGACGGGGCTGCCGGCGGGCACGTGTACCTGTCGACAGCCTGTTACCACGGTGAGCACGGCTACTGCGCGGCGATGACCGGCTGGCAGGGGGAGAAACGCCCAGGTCAGTGCAAGTTCTGCGAGGCGCGCTGCGTCTGCGCCGAGTGCGATCACGGCGGCGCCCCAGCCACCCCGGCGTCAGCCGGAGAGCCGAAGGCGACAAATGAAGGGGGTTGATCATGCCTGACGACACCCGAGCGGAACGCGAAGACCGCCACGGAGACCACTGGGTGCGGCGCGGGGAGTCCTGGTGGCGGGTTGAGGACCACCGCATGGTGGCCAGCACGGCTGATCTGGAGCGCGACTACGGGCCGACCAGGGAGGGTCACGGGCCGGATTGCATCCGTCCCCGGATCGAGGAGATGGACCGCAATCGAAGGGATCGGGAGCGTGGCTGACGACGCCCGTACTGAAGCCCGCCTCTGGTTCATCCAGGCACTCGTCGACCACCGCCCGGTCGGCGCCCGTTGCAAGTGCGGCGTCGGCCCGTTCGACGACGGCAACCATGACCTGCACGTGGCCGACGCCTTGCTGTCGATGTTCCCGGACATCAGCGTCGAGAACACGACCCAGATGCCGGGCCCCGGCACCTACGCGCAGACCGACCGTCGGGTGCGGTACGGCTCACGGTTGGTGTTGCGCGGTCCGGTGGAGCCGGTCACCGAGGAGTCCCCGAAGGTCGGCCGTTGCCCCGGCTGCGATGCCGCTGATGGGGAGCGGCACGACGACGGATGCCACGGGGCGGAGTGGGGCCAGTACGCCTGGCCGGTCACCGAGGAGCGTGAGCCGTGAACCATCATCCGTTCCTCGCCGGCTGTCGTCGACTCGGCTGGTGGTCGGTATGCCGGTGCGGGTGGAAGTCCCGCTGGTCGTACACCACGGTCAGCGGCGCTCACCTGGCATTCGGAACACATCTGCTGGAGTCCGCCCACGCCCCGCGGGAGTTCGAGGGATCGGAGACACCGAGATGACCACCGAGACCTGGTACGCCCACCCCAACGACCTGATCGGCGGCTGGTCAGTGCTGAACCGGGACCACCCGCCCAGCGGCCTCAACCGGGTCGACGACCGCGACGGACGCGAGGTGGCCACGTTCATGAGCGAGGCCGACGCGCGGCGGATCGCGGATCTCCACAACACGGAGGCGCTGTATGTGTGCGAGTCCTGCCCCGACAACGGGTGGGGATGCTGCGGCTCCTGGAACGGCGGTGCCGACCGTCGGGCGTTCGTCGCCGGCCGGCGCCGGGAACGCGAACGCCTCGCCGCTGCCGGTCGTCTCCTCCCGGACGGAGGAGAAACCCGCACCGAATGGGAGGTGTGGTGGCACGTCGGAGACGAGGGCGGCATCGCGCTGAGCGAGCGGCATCTCGCCTCGAGGGAGCAGGCCGAACAGCGAGGACGGAAACGGATCGGCGAGTACGCCATTACGCGGTTCACGATCCATTGCCGCGATCACCTCATCTTCGCCGATGGATCTTCGTTCACCGGCCCGTGGGTGGAGGTCACCGATGCCTGAACCGACGTCTCAGCAGCTGTTGGACTTGCCGCTGCCGCCGGACAACCCCTCAGGTGCGACGACGGTACGCGGCTATCTGATCAAGCTGCTGCACAACCTGTGGCGCGACGAGGCCAACTTCAACTCCAAGCGCCCGTTCGGCTACTCGGGCTGGGCGCATGACCTGTACGTCCCCATGGTCAAAGCGGGCATGGTGGCGGGGGTCTTGTCGAAGGACGGCTACGACGAGTTGGACGAGTTCGACTACAAGCCCGCTGACCGGCTCATTCTCGCTGCGATCTTGTCGTTGGGGGAGGTCACTGATGCCACCGGATGAGCGGCCGAAGTGCGGGACGTGCGACGACATCGGGTGGGTCGACGACCCGAGCGCCTGCGGGGATCTGGAGCACTGCTCGCCGGTGGTCCAGTGCCCTGATTGCGACCAATGGAGGGACGACGACTCGACGCTGGCCGTCCACGTCGCCGACTGGATGCCGGACGACATGGTCCTGCTCTACGCCCCACCCGAACACGACGACCCAGATCCAGACGCGTCGCTGCCCCGCCGCGCCGCGATCATCCGGCTCGCCGTAGACCCACAACCGAAGGAGGTCACCGATGCCGTCGGATGATCCAAACCGTCTGCGCCGCTACTGCCTCTGTGGCGCGTCTCTGCACGGCCGTGCCGCACCGGCCGGCCTCCACGCCGCGCTTCTGACCGCGTGGGCCGGCGTCCACCACGGGCCGGGACACGGCACCGCCACCCCGGCGCAGGCCCGCAACGCCCGGCGCCGCGCCGACCGGAAGGAGACCGCCGATGCTGCGGGATGAGCCAAGCCGGGTTCCGTTGGAGGACTACCTCGCCAGGATCGGGACCGGCTTGGTACCGCAGAGTGGCTGGGCGCTCAGCAAGGAGCGTGCCGCCGCGCTCGACGGGCAACTGAGGCGCCTGGATCGCGCTCGCAGGGTCGCTGCCCTGGAGCTACGGAACTGGACTCCCGGCCCATGGGTGGCCGTAGACCCGGTGGAGGTGAGCGATGCCTGAGCCCGCCGAGTCGGCGTTGCCGACGGATCGTGTCGGCCGGGTGGCGATCGCGATGTTCACCCTATACGTGCGCTCCTGTGAACACTTCGATGACCGATTTCCAAGCCGCACCAAGGTCGCCCGCGAGTGGCGGAGCCAGTCCGCTTTCCTCCGCGAGGGATGGCTCGCGGAGGCCCGCTACGTGCTGCGAGCTGCCGATGCGGTCGTAGACCCGCAACCGAAGGAGGACTGACCCATGCCCCTGACCTACCGCAAGCGGCCGATCGTCATCGAGGCCATGCAGTACACCGCCGACTCGTGTCGGTCCCTGCATGCCTGGATAGGGCTGGAGCACGCCGACCACGACGAGGACTGCGACCAGGGCATCTTCATCGACACGCTCGAAGGACTGATGGAGGCCAGCCTCGGGGACTGGATCATCCGCGGCGTGAAGGGTGAGTTCTACCCCTGCAAGCCGGACATCTTCGAGGCAACGTACGAGCCGGTGGCCGTAGACCCCGAGGAGAAGCCGGGTGCTTGACGCCGTCCGTCGCCGCTGGCCGCTGCTGCTCACTGTCGGGCAGGCGGTCTACGCCTACGCCGGGCGTCACAGGCTTCCTGAAGCGGGCTTCTGGGTTTTGGTGACCCTGCTGCTGGCGATCGTGTACGAGGTCCGTGACCTGCGGCTCGCGCTCCAACCCGACCCCGAGGAGAAGCCGTGAGCAGTGCGACCTTCAACCCGCCGACCGCCGAAACGGGCCCATTCACGGTCACCGTCCCGGCGGTTGTCCCGCACCACGACCGGATGTGCCGCTGCGGGCGAATGCACACCCCGACGTCGGCGCCGTGCCGATGGTGGGGCCGGTCGGTGCACCCCGAGGAGAAGCCGAATGGCTGAGTACCCGCGTCCTCATATCGTGATCGACCCAGCCATGTGCTTCGGCTCCCCGCAGATCAGGGGTGTCTCCACCGATGCGATCGCAAGCCTGGTCCGGGCTGGCGAGGACTTCGGCACGGTGGCTGACGAGTACGGCCTGAGCCGGCATGAGGTGGTGGACGCGCTTCACTGCACCTGCATCCAGGAGGTCGTCGACACGTTCGGCGACCCGGCTGCCGTTCGTCTGTCGTGGTGCCCGGTCCACTCCGCCGGAGGCGGGGAGCGCAGCGACATCCGAAAAGGCGGTAAAGAGTACGAAACGGCGCTGCTCCGGCAGCGTTACCACGATCTTCGGGCCGCTGTGATCCGGGATGGGTTGCCGAATCTGGTGGCGAGGATCGAGGCAGCGGAGTTGCGTACGCAGTGTGACGAATGAAGATCAATCTATCCGGATTTACGGGCGAGAACGTCAAGGGGGTAGCGGTGAGTGATCTGGTGGCGTGGCTCAACGCCCAGATCGACCATGATGACCTGACCCGCCGCGAGGCTCTGGAGCATCTGCTCGACGGTGGCCGGCACGGGTTCGACTGGTCCGGTCTCCCGGACCCTGTCCGGGTCTTCGTGATGACGTGGACGCCAGGTAGGGCGGAGCTGGAGGTGGCCGCCTACCGGCGCATCCTGGCCGCTCTACGGCTGGCTGAGTCCCGGCAGCTGTACTACGAGCGGGACGGCGAGGAGCCGTTCGCGAGCGAGTCACGCGCGTTCGTCGAGGCGATGAAGCAGGCGGTTCGGACGATCGCCGCGATCTACTCGGACCGTGAGGGCTTCGATCCGGCATGGGCGGTGGAGTGATGACCAGACCACCTGCACCGGCTGGGGTCAGTGCCAGGGTTATCGCTAGGACGCGGGTGCTGCGGAGGGAGCGTGGTTGGTCGGGTCGGGTGTTGGCGGAGCGGTTGACTGCGGCCGGGTGTCCTACGTCCCAGAACATGATCGAGAGTCAGGAGGGTCGGGGTTCCCGGTTGTCGGCGGAACAGGTAGTCGCTGTGGCCGCGGTGTTCGGGCTGTCCCTGGACGAGTTGTTCGGTAACGGGTGTGGGCGTTGCCAGGGGGCGCCGCCGGCGGGGTTCGTGTGTGGGGCGTGCGGCTTGGAGGCCGTGCCGGCCGAGCAGGGGAGGTCTGACGGATGACCGAGCCGAGCCCCGAGTTCTGGGACGCCATGCAGACGATGATCGTGCACCAGGGCGGCACCGATGAGGAGTGGGAGTCCTACCGCCGGACCTTCCCGGAGCGGGTCGAGCCGCCGTTGCGGGAGCCGTACGACAGTGACGATCCGTGTCCGACGTGCGGCACTCCGATCGTCAGCATGTTGATGGGCGACGCGGTCTTCCTGCCGTGCCGGCACGCGTTCGTAGTGGACGACGAGTTCGACGGGGTGGCGTACAACTGGAGGCGGGGGCTGCTGCGCTTGCTCCGGCGTCGCTGCCGGGACTGCGGAGCGCTGCGCGGCAAGCCGCATGAGGGCGGCTGCGACGTGGCCCGCTGCCTCGCCTACGGCACGCAGCGGATCCAGTGCGGTGACGGCGCCCGGCTCGTGGTCGTCGGCTTCTACCCGTGGGGGTCGCCGATCGTCCGGCATGAGTGGGACGGTCACGACTGCGGCAAGGATGTCTGGTCTGGGCGCTGGCCGGGTGTGGCGGATGCTGAGCGGCTGGGCTGGTACGCCTACTTCGTGCCCAACGGTGACCCGTCGTGGGTGCCCTGCGGCCCGGATCATCCCGGTGCCCGCCCTGACCTGAACAGGCTTCAGGTCGAGGGCCGGTGGAACCCCCGGCTGCTTCGATGGGAGGCCCGGTGAGCTTCCGTCGCCGTCTCGAAGACGGCTACCAGTGCCTTGTCCTGGTCCTCATGCTCGGTGTCGCTGGGCTGCTCGGTGCTGTGGCTGGCGCCTTCGTGACCTGGAGCGTGATCGGCTGATGAGTGTCAGTGACGAGTTCGCCGCCGGCCTGGCGTTGATGCTGGAGCAGATCGCCCCGGTGAAAGAGGCTGCTCAGGGCTATCGGGAGCAGCTGCGTCGCGATGGTTGGTCGGAGCCTGCGGCTGAGGAGATGGCAATGGAGTTGCACAACCACATGATCTCGATGGTCTTCGCGAAGATGGGCGGCTCGCGGTGACCGAGTATCACGAACGGTACGGACTTCGTCCCACCGCCCGCCGCATGGTCTACATCCAGGCACATCTGGCCGGCTTGGCCGAGGCCCAGCGGCGCGGAGTTTCATCCGCTGACAGCAACGCCATCACCACTGCGGCCGCTACTGCGGTGTTGGAGTTGTTGGAGTCGTGGGGATTGGCGCCGGACGGTGAGCCGGACTGCTCCGCCGTAGGCGGTAAGCCCGAAGGGCGCCAAGAAAAAGGATCTTAGGAAGGTTGCGGCCCTCAGGTCTTCGACTACCTGAGGGCCGGTGACGAGGATACCGACGCGCACCCAAACGCATTGGATCTCGACCGCAGGATAGCTGACCAGTGCGGATGGGGTTCGGATGTCTGAGTTCGAGTTGCTGCATAGGGCGGTGGGGGCGCTGCTTCGGCGTCCGCAGATGCGAATTGATGTCGGACCTGTGTCGTACTGTGTTCGGGCTCCGTGTCTGCTTCGTCAGTTGGAGGAGGCGATCGCCTCGTCGAGTGGTGGGGTGGGTGGTCGGACGTCGCCGGGGACGCGGGCTCCGTTGGATCAGGGTGCGTTGGATTTGTGGACGGAGATCCTGGCCAGTGTGGGGGCGTGGGCTGCGGTGCTGGGGTTGGACCGCCGCCGGTACCGCAACGGCCCGACCGACACGGACCCGGATTCTCCGCCGATGATCGGGCTGCTGTTGCGGGCGGTGGCTGCGGCGATCGCGGGGCGGACGGACCGGGACCTGATGGCGGTGGCGGTGGAGCGGAACTGCCGCAGGTGGAAGATCCGCATTGAGGGGATGTTGTCCCCGCCGGAGTCGGCCGGCCGCGGCATCGTCGGCGTGTCGTGCCGGCACTGTGGGGAACGGTGGGTGGTGTCGGTCCCGGATCCGGAGCCGGGTAGGCCGGATCAGGTGCGCTGGGTTCCTGCGGTGGAGGAGCCGGGGGAGACGAGGCAGCCGGCGGTATGGGTCGAGCGCGGCGAGACCGGGGTGATCCGCTGCCTCTGGTGCCGATCTTGCGGGCAGCACACGTGGCGGGATGACCTCGCTGCTGAAGCGGCGGAACATGACGGGCTGGACAACGAGCATCCGAACGGAGCAGCGGCATGACACCTGAGCGCGAGTCGTACCTTGCCAGAGCAGCGGCCATCGGCGTGTCGGAAGAGGAAGCACTCGCAGCGCTCGGCGTCGCTTACCGCGAGGCTCTCGAACGCGGGCAACGCCTTGACCCGTACGGGGATGCGTGGCGGCGGTTGGTGAGCAGCCCCCGTTGGTGCCCCAAGGTCACGGGCCGGCTGTTCGTGGCCGAGCTGAACACTGAGCCGCCGGACATGACGGCGAAAGACGGTACCTTCGCCGTTGGCTGGCGGAAGCCGTGGTTGCCGGCGGGTGTGGTCTACGCAAAGCCGATCGAGATGCGGCCGGCTGATCTCGTGGACCATGTGACGGAGTTCGGTGTGCTGGATCGGACCTTTGGTCCTGCCGGTTACCTGCTGAAGGTGCCCACGGCTGACGTGGGCGAGTGGCCGTCGAGGTACCGCCCAACGACGTTGTACAGCCCGCCGTCGATCTATGAGGTCAAGTTCATGGTCGGGTGGGAATCCGCTGACCGGGCTGAGCGGATCGTCTGCCGGCAGGTGCTGTCGGTGGCGTGGCCTCGGGTCTTCCGGGTGGAGTCTCATCCGGAGGGTTCGTGGACCATGTGGCGCGCCGCCATGGGGCGGGCCGGAGCAGCGGCATGAAGCCGGTAAGGGCAGTCATCGCGTCATGGCTCCTGCGCGAACAGTTGGCCGCCGCCATAAGGCTGATCAACGACTTGACCGACCCCGACGACTGCTGGTTCGACCACCACGGTGGCTGCCAGGCTCACGGCTACCTGTCGCTGGAGCCCGGCGAAAAATGCCCCCAGCGGGAAGCGAAAGAGATGGTCGAAGCACACCGGGCGCTTATCGAGGACGGGCTCCGTGATTGATCAGCCACTCCGCCGTGAGGCGGGGAGCGAAGCGACTCCCATCTGTCTATGTGACAGGTTGTGGTCTGGGTCATACTGTGAGCCGTGACTCGACCCGTGTTAGTGGTTGCTGCTGTCGCTCTGTTGTTGCTGGCTGGCTGTTCGGACGATGGGTCGCCGTCCCCGACCGGAGGCCGCCCGTCTGCGGAACCCGCACCAAATCCGGTCTCGCCGTCCTCGTCGAGCAGGTCGGGGGAGGTGGGTAAGCCGTTCGACGTGCCGGGTTGGCGGATAGTCCTGGTCGGCGCGCAGTGCGGCGAGGCGGGCAAGCTGCTCCAGAACGGCGATGATGCGGGTCATCCGGGGCGGGTGTGCGTGGCGTCGATCGAGTACACCAACACCAAGGCGGAGCCGGCGCGGTTCGACGACAGTTCGAGCCCTGACTTCGCCGCGTTCGACGTGAAGGGACGCCGGTACGAGGGCACCCGCTGGCTCGCGGGCCCGGTGAACCCGGGGGTGAAGGACACGAACCAGTACGTCTTCGACGTCGGCGATGGGGTTCGGATCACGTCGGTGCTGATTGGTGATGTGCTGATCGACGTGGCGACTTGACGGATTCGCTGGTCAGGACAGATGATCGGCACGCCGGACTTCTGCGTGCCCGCAATCAGGCACCTCGCCGGACTCCCTTACCCCCCTGTAGGAGGGGAACCCCCATGCCCGCACCCTGGCGCTGTACCCCGTAGCTGTGGGCAGGCTCAGGCACCCCACGTACGCCGAGCGTAAGCAGCGGTGGACCACATACAGGGACCCTGAGCTGCGTAAGGGCCGTATGGGTAGGCCGTACAGGCGGTGGCGGGAGAAGGTACTGGCTGCTGCTGTACCCATCTGCATCCGCTGTGGTCGTGCCATCGACAAGCGACTCAGGTATCCGCATCCGATGTCGCCGAGCGCGGATCACATCCTCGCGATGACGCGTGGTGGTGCACCGCTTGACCCTGCGAATGGTGGGCCTTCCCACTTGGTGTGCAACAAGCGGCACGGCAATGGTGCGGGTGGTGTGGTCGCGCCTGTGGTGAGGCCGAGCGCTGATCGTCGTTGGTGACAAGGCCGCCTATCGGCGCCGATCTTGGGGTACGTGACGCTGTGTTACATTGATCGGGCGAGACATTGATCATGAGATGTTACGCTCGGTTACATCCCAAGGATGATTAACGCAGAGTTACAGAGTCCGGCGTCGATTTTTTCCTGATCTTGACGCGGGCGAC